CTCGCGGCAGGATTCGTCCTGGACGATTATCCCGATCGGCTCACCCTGCGCGCCATGGTGTCCGCGATGAAGCACGCCAGCCCCGGATCCGCCGTCTACCGGCTGGAGAAGGGGCCTAAGGCGGACTGGGGCTACACGCAGGAGCTATTGGCCGGCATCATGCTCGTCCTACAGGCGGCCAACTGGCAGCGGGCGGGGAATCGGACGGCGCCGAAACCGAAACCGCTGACCCGGCCGGGTGACCTTCCGGAGGGCGCGCGGCAGATCACCGGCGAAGTGATGAGCATCGCCGAATTCCGGAAACGTTGGAGGGGTGGGTAATTCATGGCCGGCAAGGCGACTATCGCTGAGGCCTACATCCAACTGATTCCGACATTCGACGGAGTTCAGGGCGAGATCGGTAAGGCGTTCAAACAGGTCGACATGGACGGGGCCGGCCGTGAGATGGGCGGCCGGCTGACCGGTGGCATCGGTAAGGCGATGGCCGGGCTCGGCGGGGTTCTGGCCGGCGCGTTTGCCGCTGGAAAGATCAAGGACGTCCTGGTCGAGAGCATCAACCAGGCCAGTGATCTCAACGAGGTCGCCACCAAGACGACACAAATCTTCGGTGACGCTGCCGGCGGGGTTGAGGAGTTCGCCAAAAAGGGAGCCAAGAGCCTCGGCCAGTCGAACCTGGCGGTGAAAAACGCGGTCTCCGGGTTCGGCGTCTACGGCAAGGCTGCCGGCCTGGCGGGGGCGGATAACGTCAAGTTCTCCAGTGGCCTGGCCCAGCTAGCCACCGACATGGCGAGCTTCTCCAATACCAGCGTTGAGCAGGCCACTGACGCACTTTCGGCGGGCCTCCGGGGTGAGACGGAGCCCCTCCGGGCCTACGGCGTTCTGCTGGACGATGCGAGCCTGCGGCAGGAGGCGTTGGCTCAGGGCCTCATCACCACCACCAAGGAAGCCCTGACCCCGCAACAGAAGGTCCTCGCCTCGCAGGCGTTGATCATGAAGCAAACGTCTGATGCGCAAGGCGACTTCGAGCGGACGAGCGGCGGACTGGCGAACCAACAGCGGATCCTGGCCGCCTCGCTGGAGGACACCAAGGGCAAACTGGGCGCGGCATTCCTGCCGGCGGTCACCACGGCGGTCACCGTCCTCAACCAAACCCTGTTCCCGGCACTGGATGCCACCGGAAAGGCCCTTGGTGACTTCTGGTCGCTGATGAAAACAGGTGACTTCACCGGCCAGTTCGGGCTGGAGGAGGATAGCCCGATCATCGGCGGGCTGTTGACGTTTCGCGATATCGTCATCGATATTGCGGGGGCGTTCAAGGGCCAGTTCAGTTCCGCTATGTCAACTCTCCTGCCGGTACTCAAGGAGGTCGGCGGGACCATCGGCGGCGCCCTGGTCCAGATGTTCCAGACCTTGTGGCCGGCCGTCAAGGACCTCATCGGTCCGGTGCAGACTCTCCTATCGGCGTTCAACCCGATGTCGCTGATATTCAAGGTCATCACCCCGCTCCTGCCGACATTGGCGAATCTGTTCGCCGACGTGGGAACCGTTCTGGCGCAGGGTATTGCGAAGGCCCTGCAAGCGGTCACGCCGCTGTTCCAAAAGATCGCCGACGTGATCAACCGGCTCCTGCCGTTCATCACCGATCTGGTGGCCAAGCTCCTGCCTCCGCTGGCGCGACTGCTGGAGAAGGTCGGGCCGCTGCTCGATAGCATTCTCGGCGCCCTGCTGCCGCTGATCGAGGCCATCATTGACGGCCTCATGCCGGTGATCGATGCCCTGATGCCCGTGGTCGAACGGGTCTTCACATTCATCGCGGATACGATCGGTAATCTGGTCACCGTTTTCGGCGGCGTGATCGATCTGATCACCGGAGTTCTGACCGGCGATTGGACCAAGGCATGGAATGGCATCAAGGCAATTTTCGAGGGCCTCTGGAATCAGATCAAGAATGTCATTGGTACGGTGATCGATGTCGCCGTCCAGGTATTCACCAATCTGGTGCCGACGATATGGAATACCCTGTCCCAGTGGATGCAGTTCCTGAACGACAAGGGGACCGAATTCCTGGGCTGGCTCTGGCAAGGAATCAAGGACGCCGCCGTCGCGATGTTCGACTGGTTCTGGCAGTTGCCGACCGCGCTCTGGAACACCATCGTCGGGGCCTGGCAGGCGGCCGTCTCCTGGGGATCCCAACTGGTTCAATGGATCTGGCAGGGAACGGACGGCAACGGCGGCATCGTCGGTATGTGGGCGAATGTCATCCAGTGGTTCAAGGATCTGCCCGGTAATCTCTGGGCGGGCATTTCCGGGATCTGGACTCAGGTCGTCCAGTGGGGCAAGGACTTCATCACCTGGATCTGGAAAGGGACCGATGGTACCGGCGGTATCGTCGGAATGTGGAATACCGTCATCCAGTGGTTCAAGGATCTGCCGGCCAACCTCTGGGCGTCCATGTCCTCGTTCTGGCAGAAGGCGGTCGACTGGGGCTCGCAACTGATCAGTTGGGTCAAGGATGGAATTACCACCACCGCGACCAACATCTGGAATTACTTCACTGGTGACATCAATGATCCGAACTCTTTCCTGGGCGGTATCTGGAAGGCCATTCTCACGCTGAAAGACAAGATCATCCAGATCGGTAAGGACTTTGTCGGCTGGATCATCGAGGGCGTCAAGGCGGTCGCCGAGAACATCTGGAAGGCCATCACCGACGCATTCACCGGGCAGGCCAACAGCTTTGCCGAGAACCCAACGCAATACATGGGCATGGTGGCCAAGGGCGGCCTGGTCGGCGACAACATTGTGATGCTGGCCGGCGGTGGTCGATGGCTGGATCACCCGAAGGGGCGGATCTTCGGTTCCGGCTCCGACACCTCGGATACCGTGCCGGCCTTGGTCTCTCCGAACGAGTTCGTGGTCCGCGCGGCCATGGCTCGCCGGTACTACACCGATCTCGTCGCGATGAACGCCGGCAAGTACGCGGAGGGCGGCACCATCCAGTTCATCCCCGGACTGATGGATTCGTTCAAGGCCACGCTGACCAGCGCGTTCGAGTTCGGGAAAAACGTCACCAAGAAGTTGGCCGACGAGGCGCAGAAGGGCGCTCAACAGCCGATCGGCGCCACGCCGAACGGGGCCAAAGTCAACTCCTACGATCCCTCCTCGTTCGGGTGGATCCGGGGCGGCAACATCAACGGCGGGTACACCTGGAATGGAATCCCGTTCCCCGGCGGTGTTGCCGGTGGCACGGAGGGCACCTGGAACCAACTCCTGAACGAGCTGGTGCCGAAGATTCCGGGAGGTATTGGCGGAGGCGGCAACTGGGGCTATGAGATGCGGAACATTGCCGGATCGGGCAATGCCTCATTCCACAGCTACGGCCTGGCGCTGGACATCAATGCTCCGCAGAACGGCCGGGGTCTGCCGGGCTACGGCCGGGCCGGCAACGGCGTCATCCCGGGTGAGCCGGCTCATGCCATCGCCGAGAAGCTCGGCATGGAGTGGGGCGGCGACTGGTCCTATACCGACCCGATGCACTTCGAGATCCATCTACCCCCGTCCGCCCTCGGTGCGGTGGTAGGGACGACCTCAGGGCCGGGAAACACCGGAATCATCGGTGGTCTGGTGCAGATCATCCGGAAGAAGTTGGGGCTGGACACGATCTCACCCGGCGGAGGCGGATCATCCGCCGATGCTCCGGCACCGGTCGCCGGTGGCAAGTGGGATCCGAATGTGGAACGCTGGCGGCCGACCGTCCTCGAAGCCCTCCGGCTGACGGGACAGGCCCCCGGATTCGCCGACTATGTTCTGAATCAGATTCGTTCGGAAAGTTCCGGAGATCCTAGGGCAATAAATTTGTGGGATTCTAATGCCCGCAAAGGAATTCCCTCGAAAGGGCTAATTCAGACCATTGATCCGACATTCCAGCATTACCGTCTGGATTCGCTGCCGAATGATGTCTACCATCCGTTGGCGAACATTGTTGCCGGTATCCGCTATGTCCTGGACCGGTACGGCAGCATTCCAAAGGGTATGCGGGGCGTGGCTTATGACAGCGGCGGCTGGATCTTCCCATGGCAACAGCAAACGCCTGTCAACCTCACCCGTCGGCCGGAGCCGGTGCTCACTCCGCGTCAATGGGATGTGGCCGAAGCGGCTATTTCCGAGGTCACCCGATCCGTCGGCCGGCGGGTCGAGATGACGGTCAACCAATTGCCCGGTCAGAATGCCGCCGAACTGGCGCGTGAGATCGACCGGCGATTGGCGTTCGCAGGAGGGCGGTCGGCATGAGTGAGCCGGTCCTTTCGCAGACGATCATGGTGGACGGATTCACGGCCTACGATTACGTGGATCCGCCCGCCGATACCGATGGCAACACCTTTATCTGGCAGACGATCGAGGGATGGTTCGGCGGAGTGGCCCCGCGCGGCAATCCGGTGGACCGCCCCCTCCTCGACGGGGCGCATGATGGGCCGGCACCTTTCGAGGGCCGGACGGTGACCATCAGTGGAACCCTCCTCGCAGCCACCAGGAGCGGCCTCCAGGTGGGGCTGGACCGACTGAGCGCCATCCTGTCGGCCGGCACCCGCCGGTCCGCCCTGGTGGTGAATGAGACGCAGCGCGGGGCATCCCGACAGGCCATGGTCCGACTCGGCGGGCCGACGCTGGTCGACCGGAAGTCCACCTATCAGGCGGACTGGTCGCTGGTCCTCTACGCCGCCGATCCGCTGCGGTATTCCTCGATTGAGCATTCCCTCGACCTGCTGCCGTTCCTCGCCGGCTCCGGCCGGACCTACAACCTGATCCCGAATCGGCGGTACGGCGCGAACACCCGGCCCGGCACCGGAACCGCGATGAACTACGGCAACACGGACACCCCTCCGGTGATCACCTTCACCGGTCCGTGCACCAATCCGGGGATCCGCATCGTCGGCGGGAATCAGATTCAGTACATGAGTACCCTGGTGGCCGAGGAATCGGTCATCATCGATTGCGGGGCAAGGACTGTCATGTTGTCGGGCGCCAATCGCCGGCGCAATCTGTCCGCTGCCTCGCGGTGGATCACGTTGGCCCCCGGGGCGAATCAGCTCTACCACTGGGTGGACAACATCGACAAGACCGGCAGTGCTCACGTCACCTGGCGGGACGCATGGCTGTAGAGGCGGACAACTGGGTCTTCTATGCGGTCGAGCTGACCAGCGGTGAGGTGCTGATCGACCTTCCGCTGGTCGACTTCTCCGGTGAGGTCTCGTTGACGATCGGCACGATGGGCGCGAAATGTCCGATTCTGGACCTGGATTCGGCGCAGCGGCAGGCCATCATCGAGAGCACCATCCCCGGGCGGTATTCGATCCTCGCCCTGCACCAGGGTAAGGTGGCCGGGGAGTGGATTATCTGGCAGCGGAGCCGGAGCAACGACCTGGCCGGCATCGACCTGGCCGGCTCGGAGACGATCAGCCTCCTCGACCGCCGCGTCACGCCCACCCGGTCCTGGATGCAGACCGAGCAACTCGATATCGCACGGGATCTCATCCTCACGGGGTTCGGCCCGTCGCCGAAAGGTAACGGCGCGGTCGCACTCTCGTTCGGCACCTACTCCGCCTCCGGGCAGAAGAGGGATCGGGCGTACACGTTGGCCGATGGCACGATCGGCGGACGACTCAAGGAACTCGGCGCGGTGATCAACGGGTTCGACTACTACATCCAGCCGGAATGGGTGGAGGCGGTCGGCCAGCCGGTCAAGGTTCAGCGGACCGCCTACCTGAAATATCCTCGTGCCGGTGGCGATTACGACATCATGCTGGAGAACGCGACCCTGATCGACTTCCAGTTGACGGAGGATGCAACCTCTCTCGCCTCCACCTGTTACGCCATCGGCGAGGATGGGCTGATCTCCACCTACGAGGACGATGCCCTGATCACGGCGGAACGCCTGCCCTACCTGGAGAAGTCCGGATCGTTCACCTCGGTCAGCGTTCAGGCCACCCTCGACGGCCATGCGCGGGCAATGTGGGACGATGCGCAGGACGCGATGTTGCCGGGCGACCTGAACGTCCTCGCCAATCGCAGCCCGGGAATCGGCGACTGGTCGCTCGGCGACATCGTGACCCTGGTCCTCGATGAGTCGATCAACTTCCCGTTCGGGCTGCGGGTCGACGTTCGCGTTCTCGGCTGGCACTTCCAACAGGTCAGCTCCGGACCGGAAACCCTGGTCCTCAATATCGCGCAGGAGGGACCAGTTGGCGATTACTCCGGAAACCCCCTCGCTGTCTGGTGACCTCCGCCAACTTGGCGACCGACTGCGAACGCTGGAACTGAAACCGCCGGGAGCCGGTCCGCAAGGCCCCCCAGGTCCGCAGGGACCGACCGGCGCCACTGGCGCCACCGGATCTCAAGGTCCGGCCGGCCCGACCGGTCCTACGGGACCTCAGGGCACTCAAGGTGCCACTGGCGCGCAAGGTCCGCAAGGCATTCAGGGCCCCGCCGGTACCGGCTATCTGGTTCGATACGCCCGATATACGAGTACCAGTCATCTAATGCTCAACGGCGGCTGGACCGTGCTCGATCCCTGGTCCGTTACCGACGACTATTCCACCCCAGTGTCGGTGTCCGCCAACACTTTCACCGCATTGGTGGCCGGGGTGTATCAACTGAACCTATTTGCCAAAACCAGTGTCCCGATTAACGCCGGGGCCTCGGCGGTGTCGCTGTACGTTGAGGCAGTCGAGCGGAGCCGGAATCCCATTGTGGCCGGGGCCGACCAGGCGGGCACGTCGCTGGTGGTCTATCTGGAGCCGGGCAAGGTCGGGTATCGGACGTTTGAGCCCAAGGTTTTCGCGTTCATTAATGCGGGTGCGACCGTGACCTCGCAACTTTCAATCGCCTTCCTCGGGCCGCACGCATAGGAGATTCCATGACAGCCCCCGATCCGACCAAGCCGTGGGCCGGCTATATTCAGGACCAGCAATACACCGCGTTTCAGGATCGGATGATCCAGATCGGGAAGGTCAACCACCAGGCGACCGTCTCCGGCCTGAACACCCGGAACGGCGTTTTCCTGGGCGGCGGTGACGGCAATAGCAACATCAACCTGAACGTCCGGTCGAACGGCGGGATGAACCTCCTTATCGATGCCGGATCCGCCATCATCGACGGGTACTCGGTCATCAACCCGATTCAGGCCGCCCTCACCATCGCGCCATCGACCAGCACCGCGCGCCGAGATGCCGTGATCCTGCGGGTCTATGACACGGAGGCGGGCGATGCCGTATCCAAGACGCAACTGGAGATCGTCAAGGGGACCACGACATCCGATCCGCCCCTGCCCGCCCGCTGCCTCCTCCTGGCCGTGGTGGACGTTGCCGCCAACGCGGTCTCGGT